TACGATGGCTCGGCAGACATACCCGAATGAGGTTAATAGACCAGCCATACACAGCGTTATTCAATGCTGATAGTGGATGACCGAGAGAATGACCTTTTAATCCACAAACTCTATGCTTCTATGGGCCATCATGACGAAGGCGGTCATGTCAAGGTCAAAAGACTACCTTCTGCTGATTATATCATCGGAGAGATAGGTATAGAGGCCAAAGAGATTAACGACCTGTATCACAGCATTATGGGCCACGGGCGTTCTCGTACTATTGTAGGTCAATTGGTGGACTTACAGGAGTCTTTTGAGCGACCTATGCTTGTTGTCTATGGTACTAAACTAAAGCCTTACATTCCAGGCAACCGTAGGCCAAATAGAGCCGAGATTGCCAAGGAAATTAGAAAGATGAACGCAGTAATCAAGAAGTTTAAGCAAAACTTTGTCATTCAATTCCCAAATATACAGTACATGGAGGTAGCAAGCATGGATGACATGGTTGATTGGCTATCCTCGGTACATCACAATCTAAGATTACGCCGTAAGCCTATCAGTGAGCCAAAAGAATTACAGCGCAAGAGTAATCGTAAGGTGGACTTGCGTGTTAGAGTCCTGTCTGCTATCGACGGCATCTCGGAGAGAGCCGCACATGATTTACTCAAAGAGTTTGGTTCAATCCCACGACTCTTGCGCTCACGAACCAGCCAGCGAAAACTGATGGAAATAGAAGGCGTTGGTAGGAAAAGAGCCAAGGCTATACTGTCCCTACGAGAACGCTATCCTGACCAGCCCGACCATCAAGCCGAATAACCAAATTGGTTTGACTGTGATTTACCGGACACTGATTTTCTATCAGTTGCTACCTGTATATTATGCAAGTTAACGGCAGAATAAGTAGCGGTATCGGGAGACACCCCTGCTTCTCGAGCAACACTTATGGATAATGTATTACCGGGCTTATCTGCTCCGTCAATAACACCTTCGTATAGTATTACATTCTGATTAGTACCTGCACTTAGAGTTATAGTATTAGTGTCACTGAAACCTGTTTCATTACAAATTATTCCGACTTGTAAATACGCCACTTGACTACTACTTATTGTACCAAGTGTATATTTACCTTCGACTCTAACCTTTGCGCTTGAAGCATTATCCGGTACTCTAATCTTTACGCTAAACTCATTAAGTTTTTTAGCCGCTTCTCCACCAGCCCAACCTGCAAAAGACATACCATTGTCTGACATCACAGCATCACCCGAAGGGGTGATAAAAGAATCAATTCCTTCAACACCACTTTCATTACGAGGTGCCGCACTGGGTTTTTTCTGCCCCAATACTGCCCACTGTGAGCCTATTACTGAGTCATTATTGAAATCCATACTACCCATCATCTTGTTTATAGTACCAAGTGCTAAGTTATTACTGCTTAGGGTCATGGCAGAAGCACTACCAAAACCAAGTCCGTCGGGGTTTAACCCTGTCCCACTGTAACTAATAGGGTTTAGTTGCGCTCCCTTTACTGTACCCTGCGGTACACCGCCAAACCCACCGGTTTGACCCCAACCACCAACTTTAGGATTACCTGCATTTCCACCCATACTTGATGGTGAAAAACCACCAGGTAGTCCGTTATTCGGATTTGCCGCTTCTCCACGACCAGCAGTACCGCCTCCGCCACCGCCGCCACCTTTACTACTACCTTCGCCTCCAGTTTGTGTTGTACCTTTTTGTACAGGAGGTACGAATAATGAAGCAAAGTTGGTTTTATTGATACTGACATCACGCTCTAAAGTTAAACTTAATTGTGTAGTTTGTCTGCCGCTTTGACCCCAGTTAACTGTTTTAATGCCCATATTTTCACCACTAAGGCCAGCACTGGGATTATTTACTATTACTTGAGTACCCGGTGTGAAGTTAATGTCATCACAAATATGCAGACGAGGGGCGTACCATTCAGTACGCAGGTTCCAATAGTCGGCAGTAGGATAACTTCTCATGCCAAGTGGGAAAATAGATTTTCCTATGCTGGGGAGAGCAGTTTCGTTCCAATTTGCAGGTAATAATACACCACCTACATATGCTTCTTGTGGACTACTGTCATATATCTTTTGTTGTTGAGTTACTGTTGTTAACCCTGCCGCACCGTCACATCTTCTTCGAGCCAAAGCCATTAAGTATTCATAATTAACTGATAGTGTTATTCTTTCCGTACCATCCCTACCACTACTCCAATAAGTTGAAGGAATATCTATTTCCCAAAGTCCATTAGAGTCAACAGTAACAGTGGTACTACTTCTTTCGGTTGCCGCAAAAGTTGTGTCAGTCCAGTCATAATCAAGAAGTCTAATAGTAAAACACATATCCCTATTGTAAGGAGAGTATTCAATTATTGAATTGGTACTACCATAGTCTATACCAGTACCTACTTCGATAGCAATTCTTAATTTACCATCTGCGTTTATGAGGGAGCCGCCCGGTGTCTTTTGTGAAACCTTTGGCATTCCCCTCGGTATATGTACTACCTGTACAGCATAACTTACCGAGTTAGCACCATACCAATAGTAGTTTTCATCGTAAGTTAAATTGCCCGAAGTATATCCAGCGTGACCATCTCGACCATTTAGAGCAGATACCATACCCGGGAAAAGGTTTCCTCCCTTTAGAGAAGTCCAAAACCTGCCAGTGTTGTTACCTGTTACATAACCCGGACCGCCGCCACCTGTGGTTTGCCAATTCTTAGGAATGGTTCTGCTTTGGTCTGCGATATAACCGTACCTTGCTTCATTTAGCATTATATTATTCTTGCCGGACATATCATACTTGTTGTTAAAATTAAGCAGGTTAGCCTGTAATTGTAGGGGAGCCTTTTTGTATTTTTCATATTCAGCATGTGCTATCTTTAGTGCTTCTGCACTACTGTCAACTGTTGGCATTGTTAGTATCTCCCAACGAGGGGCAGTACCTAATACTGGAGCGGGATAATCAACAAATGAGCCACCACCGCCATAAAATACTCTAACATTTGTAATTTGTTTTGAGTTTTGAGTTGAGATTTGTTGTACTTTCATATTATTTGTATCAAATATCATATTCAAATTATAATTAGGTCTATACACCGGCTTTGAATCCCTACCCATGTAGTATGAGAATGTTTGCTTAGAGGCATATTTATCTGATACACCACTAAGAGCCTGTGTGCTTGAAAAAATAGTTAATACAGTAGTATTCCTACAATCATTTACACCACCGAAATTATCAACTGTATTTGCTTTACGCCATCGGCCCCATAAACTGCCACCCGTAGTACTGGCAATAGGAACGGGCGTTCTTAACGCTACGGTGTTCGGTATAGTAAATGTATCTGCACCTGTAACAGTAACAGTATAGTCGGTATAATCTTCTTTTACAATCTTAGATGAATAAAGAGGAATACATTCGATAAATGTAACTACATCACCAGTTGCTAATCCGTGAGGCTCAACTGTTGTAACAATAGAAGTCCCGCTTGAAGGGGCCGCACAGACTGATATTGAACCACCCCTACCCTCAGCAAATGCACCGGTATTTGGTGTAGTATTCATTCTTTTAGTTATTGGTACAGACGCAATATCGGTCATACCTGACAATGTACTTTGTGTTAACCAATTTTTATTAAGGCAATCTAAATATGTAGTCTTAAACTTTTCACTGTCGTACCATGTACCATCTGAACGGGTTTCGATAAATCCATTTAGAACCATTAGTAAAGACATTGGCATAATGTTAGATAAACCACCATAAACTATTAAATCTTTGTAGGCATTAGTATCTTCGGGGTCTATATCAATCGAGAGATGGGATATTAATGTACTCTTACTTCCACTTGTAGGTGCTGGGAGTCCACCAACACCACCGTAGTATGTTAACCAGTAAGCATTATTTTCGGGCGTACTTGCGGAGGGACTTGAGCCAACTGCGGGGTATGCGGTATCATCCCATACCCCAAGGTCTGTACTCCCGTCAACAGCCTTGCCTAATGACACTAAGTTTCGTAATTTAAGTGAAGTAGGAGCAGATACAGTAACCGTTCCGGTACTAATACTAACTCCTTCGGCAATTTGTATATCAATAAAACCACTTGAACCTGCTACCCCAATCTCTTTGACCCTCTCACCGACGGAAGAAGCAAGTACGCCGCTACAACCTGTTAATTCGGTAGTGCTGTTTTTACCAGTCCATGTAATATGATTACTGGTACCTGCTACTGAGTTAGTGATATATCCACTACCTGCGGTTGAAAAATTAGCGTTACTGGCAACTTGAAGAGTGCTTTCTGCATCCAGTACAGCATGACTAAGTGTAGTTTCTGCTACACCCACACTCTTTACATCATATGTTCCGTCAATGTCAGTAGTAGTACCGCTTGATGAGGATAGTACTATTTGGTGCCCTTGCCTATACAATTCTGCCGCCTTGTAACTGCTACCTCCAACTGTCAAATTGTTACCAGCACTTAATCTAACAAACCCTGCTCCAATAGGAGATACTTCCGCTACCACGGAAGTATTAGTTAAAGCAACATCAGCAAATGTGGAGTAATGGAAAATACTATTTTTATCGTTTGAAATCATCATACCAACTTGATTTGACGCAGGTGGTATAACCCCCTCCGTTTGAGTTAATTGTATAATTTTATCGTTAATAAGTATAGGTCTTAACAAAGTAGTACCTTCGTTAACAAAGTACTTGTATGTATCAGACCACGATGCCGCATCATCAAGATTAAGGAATGTAGTCGGTGCCCTTTTCCAATAATTATCAATCATAACAGGGAATCCTTCTGTCTCAACTAAGTAATCTCCTATTTCCTTGCGCCCTCCCGAATCTTGCCCGGTCTTACCACCATTAGAAACAGTATTCAAATTGAAAAACTTAGATGTATCAAATATAACGAATGACCCACCCAGTTTATCCCATTCAGTAAAGTCATTGTACCATTGAACACGACTACCGCTTGTAAATTGTAATTTAACACCAGTAACTCCTGTTAAAATGTTGCCGGCTTTACCAGTCCACGAAAAATAATCTGAACGGCTACCTCCGCTAAGAGTACCAGTACCGTAAAGTTTTCCATAACCTACATTTGGAAATCCAGTCCCGTCTGTAAGAGTTATTGATGTAGCACCGACTAAAACATTACCATTTAGAGTAGTATTTGTCTGTAAAGCAATTGACCCATTAGCAATATCAGACCAAGGCTCCCCTGTCATTGGGTCAGCCGTAGCATCCATTTCCCACATATCAACTTCTTCACCTATTTTCAAGTCAGTAAAAGTTTCTCTCCCCTCATTGTTAGATATATTGCTATTAGCAAAGTCTAAAGTTAATTCATAATTAGAAGAGTATGGCGACATTAAGCCAAAGGATTTCCTTCTTGAATTGTTATCTGCATTTGCCTCACCATTATTTCTCATGTCTGCCCATAAAATCCAAATGTGTTTGTAATCATTATCGTCTATATCACGGATTTTAACTGTTTGACCTGCCGCAATATCTCTTTGTAGGAAATTAGTAGTAGGTAAAGTTAAATCTGTACCATATGATACAGTACCACTTGTAAATGTTTCAACAGTTTTATACACAGCCCACCTATTTGTATTGCCGCTACCCGTATAGTTTGAAGCATTACTCATTAACACTCCGCCGCTTGGTGTGCCGTTGATTTGGGGTGAAGTTGCACCCCAGTCAATCCTTTTATATCCAAGTGCAGACACATAAGACCACGAAATACCACTACTTGAAGTAAAGTTAGGAAAGAAATAACCACCATTTACTTTTCTCAGTCTAACTCTTGACAAAGTTGCTCCGCTTTGAGAAGTCCTTGTATTATTTATATCCCACGGTTGGTCTTGGTTGAAATGACCACGGGCCGGAATTACTTGATATATCCCATTAAGAATAGTTGCCGTATTACCTGTACCAGTCCATCCTGACAATGCTATATTTTTACCAAATAATTTAGCAGATGGACTCCAAGCACCACCGTCGGGATGACCAGTTGTGACAACTGGCAACCATAAGTCAACATAATACCTTGTGTATAGGAGATTACCTACTGTCCCGATATATGGGATTTGTTGGTCTTTGCCATAATTCATTTCAATTAATTCTGCATAACCAGCACTAAATGTAGCACCTGTTTCACTAACAGTTACAGATTTATTAGTGGAAATTGCCGCAGATGAGTAGGCCGCAGTATCAACAAATCCGTCAGAATGTACTACTTCAATAGAACCACTTGATTCGATAGAAGGTAAATGTATTCCACCGTCTAATGTCAAAGTTGTACCACCTACTGTAAAATTACTTGTAGCACTCCCTTGCCACGCTGGGTCTTTTGCTATCTTTGAGAACATATGCCTAAACCAAGGTGATAGTCTAAGGTCTTTCATCCATAAAGTATGAACGGCCCTATTTTTAGCATCTGCGGTAGCGTGACCTGCGGTTATAGCATCCTCCCAATCAGAATATGCGTTGTTAGGTCCGATTGTATCTTCACCTGTGTACATTTGTATAGGGTGTGCAGACCTATTCCGCATTCTTGTATCAAGAT